TTCAAAAAAATTCTCATACATCTGGTTTCATACTGTGTATGGTGAACAACAAGTTAGGAAGGAGTGGTGTAAATAATGAAACATTGGAAGGCTTTATTACTTTGTATCACCCTTGCTAACTGTGCCTACAAACCAATAGTAGATACTGCTGGTCGTAGTGGCACATTTAATGAAAACAAAGCTGCTGAGATCAGTAATGATTTACAGCATTGTGAGTACCAAGCAAAGAAAAATACAAACGCAACTGTAGAAATAGGTAAAAAAACTTATAATTGGTTATTGCGTCCAAAGCTATTATGGTTATCGCCTAAAGCACAGGATCAATATAAGTTAATAACTGTAAACTGCTTAACCAATAGGGGTCATTCAGTTTTAAACAAATAGGAAGGAAAAACAAATGAACAAAGAAAAATTATACTGGCAATACGAAGTTCTTTTAGAAAAGATATGTAGGTTTCATGCTTTACATGAATTATCAGATTCTAAAGGTGAAGAATATGATGTGCTTAGAGAAGTAACTCAACAGTTAATGCAAATGCAAAAAGAACTAAAGGAACGTAAAAATGAAGCTAAGATCATACCAATTAAAAAACACTAATGAAATAAATGTGTTAAGACATTTATTAAAAACTTATAGCTATTGCGTTAAGAATGGTAGTCTTGATTCTTGGCTAGAAATAAATGATAATGTTTGCGTTTATAATATCTTTAATAAACTTGAACGTGAACTAAACAAACAGGAAGGACAATATGACGGAACAGGAAATCAATAAAACGATAGCCGATAATCTTGCAACTATTAGAAAAAATACTTTTAAGATGGTGCAAGGTAAAAAAAAGTTAAAAAGAAAACATTTAACTCAAACAGAAGTTGGTAAAGCTATTAATGTAACTTTTCAGCAAATACAAAAATTTGAAAAGGGAGTTAATAATATTGGTTCTGCTAAACTAAAAATACTTGCTGATTATTTTGATGTACCAGTAGGTAATATGTATGAGCCTATAGCAACTTATCACAAAGAAATAGGAGAACAGAATGAAAATGTTTCTAATGACTCTATGGGTAATTAGTTGTTTACTTATATTTCAAATATTTATAACAATAGCGTTACACACAAACTAAAGGGAAAACATGATAGAAAACAAACTAGAGTATAAAGACGGATCAACTGAAATATTATCTTTTGATCCTGAACCACATAAGTACTATTGGAATGACAAAGAAGTTCCTAGTGCTACAACAATATGTAAAATCCTAACACCAGCAGCAGCGATTGGTAATTGGTCTAGCAAGTTATGTTCTGAAAAATTTAAAGAACTGATACAAGCTGGTAAATCTTATGATGAGATTCAGATATTAGAATATGCTGAACTGATTAAGAAAGCACCAAATACTTTTATGCAACAAGCTGGTACTGCTGGGTCTTATGTGCATGATGCAATAGAAAAATATATTCATCACAAAGAAGAACCTAACTTTACTAATCAAGGTATGGCTAAGTCATTTGCTAAGTTTAAAGATTGGTACAATGAACAAGAAGGTTTAGAAATGGTTAATACTGAATCAAGAGTATTATCTCGTAAATATTTCTTTACTGGAACTTATGATGCTTTGTTTAAGAATGGTAAAGGAGAATACATTATTTACGATTGGAAAACATCATCAGGTATTAGAGATAGTTACCTTGTTCAGATATTCCTATACTCAATAGGATTAGAAGAACAATTTGATTTTAAAATATCTAAAGGTGTTATAGTAAACTGCACTAAGGAAGGTAAGCTAAACATTAAAACTTTTGATGTAAATGAAGATATGCAACAAACAGCATTAGCTTGTCTTAAAGTATTTCAATTTTTAAACCCAAAATATAAAGGAGAAAAATAATGCCACATATACAAGGCACAGTAAAAGCCATCTACGATAATAGATTGAGAGATGGTAAACCAAACAAATACCCTAACTTTAAAATCATTGTAGATGATGTTGAAGCTACTCTTTGGAGTGCAATTACTCCAGTTTGTAAAAAGGGTGATACAGTGAGTCTGCACTATGGAATCAGTAAAAAAAATGGTAGTGCTTTTGTTCTTAGTGATGATGATAAAAATCCTAAGATTCAAGTTATGCCAGAAGGTATGGACGATCCTTTACCCCAATCAGAAAAAGAATGGTTAGCTTCACCACCAGAACAAGCTACAGACTTTAATCCAGTACAATATGAAAAAGATAATGTAATGGATAAAAAAGGTATGATTATCTGGGTACAAGGATTAATCCAAGCTGATATTCGTGCTGGAAACATTAAGCTAAATGATGTGAATGAATCCACATTAGCTAATGCGATTGATCTTTACAAAAAGATAGTAAAGTAATATTAGGAAATTAGTAGTGCCAAGTTTTTACCCATCTTACTTCCCTAAAGATCGGTTCTTCCCACTATAGTTTGTTTGCTTGGCACTACAACTCTTGATTTTAATAATGAATAATGCTAACGATATTATTATGGTTACTAAACAGTATCAATTTGATGCACAAATTACTTTTGATTGCGAATATGAAACTGTTGAGGAAGCCTTAAAAGCTGATAGTCCAACAAACTTTGATAAGTACGAGTTGGTCAATGTGAAGTTGGTCAAAAGCCTAATTAAAAAAAAGGAAACTGATGCAACAAATGTTTCAGCTTCAACAAGCAGTAAATAAACTGCTAGAGCAATATGCTAAAGATGCCGAATGGACTTTAGAATGTTTGCACAAAGAACAGGAAGTAAAAGAAGTTCTTAAAGAGTTGAAGCAAAAAAAACTGGCGTACCCACAGTATTTATAAGGGTACAACTATAAAACGAAGGGAAGGTATATGGAATCTTTTGCTCTAAAAAATCCTGAAACAATAAAACAAGAAATGGATCAGTTAGCTGACGATATGGCAGAAGCTAAATACAATTATAATCTTTTAGAATCTAACTCTAAAGTTATTTTTGCTAAACTATGTCTTGCAGCTAAGAATGAATTTAATTGTTCTATGTCTGAATCAGAAAAACACGCTTACGTTAATCCTGAATGGAAAAAACATATTGAAGGTTTAGCTACAGCATCTTCTGAGTACGATAGACTAAAAGCTAAGTTTAATAACTATGTGTCTTATGTTGAGTATATGAGATCATACATTTCTGCACAGAAACATTTAAACTAATGGATAAGAAATTTCGTGGAAATAGAGATTTAGAATGGATTATAGAATCTCAACAAAATAATATTACAATCTTAGAAAGACATTTAGAAGAAGCTAAAGAAGAAATAGATAGACTAAAAAAACAAATCAAATTACTACAAAATAGTATTAGAACATGGACAAGAAAATCTACGACAAAGGCAAACTAAATATGGAGAATTATAATGATAGAGTTAAAAACTATATTAACTACGCTGAAAAAAGGTTTGAAGAATATTGTAAAGAAAAAGGATTTACTTTTAGAAAACTTCTCCTTAACGCAGATGAAAACTTATTTGAAAACCCAATACCCCACTTTTCTAAATTGGGTATTATGTGTGCTTTGCCTGATTATTTCTGTTCTAATCAAAATCGTCAATTTTATGCAGAGATTAAAGCGAGTAATAAAATCAAAATTAAAGATATTAAAAAATACTGTGCATGGGAATCCTTAATGTGTGATCCTAAATATACGCAGTATTATATTTGCTTTTGTTTTAATGATAAAATGGTCATCAAGACTATTAGCCAAGTTATGGAAATGCTACCTAAAGCACAGCTTAAAGAATACCATGAAGGCAATAAATATTATGTTCTTCCTATTTAGTGTATCGTATTAATCGTCTTAGGATCAGTAAACATTGAAAAGTTTATTGGTGTCTTTTCAACTTCAATAGCTATGACTTCGTATCTATTATTAGAATGGATATTACCAAGAAAAGAATTAACTTGTGTTTGATCCGCAGTATCTTCAATAAGAAAACCAGTGTAGCCTATTTGGAAACTTTCTAAATCCCTATAAGCTATGACTACATGGTATTCGTAGTAGTTCATTTTTTACCATTTCTAAATATCTGTGTTCCTTTAATTCCAAAAATACTAGCTACAACAAGAATCCATAAATTAGTGAACCATGTCGGCAATTCTGAAAAATATTTAAAAAATAGTTGAACCTTATCCATAGCTGCTGGATCATCTGATAAAACTGCCCAAGCTAATACAAGTATAGGAATAGTTAATATAATTAATACAAACTCATCTTTCCAATCAGATTGTCTAGCTTCTAATAGCTTACCTTGATATTCAGCTTCACCATTTGCCATCTTCTCTGCGTGACGCATTTGTGCATCAGCCATAAGCATTTTAGTTTGTTGCTTTTGCTTAAATATATGACTTCCAGCTTGTACTGCTAATTTTACTGCACTTAGCCACATAAAGTGTTCTCCTTTTGTTCTTATTTAGCCCATAGACCCACTAAATTTTAACGGATCGCACCTTCCATGACCTGAATAGCCTATTTAAGATTTATACCCCCTAAAAAGGCTTTATTTTTGATTTAGATAAGATTTCAACAACTCTAGGTAGTGAATAGCTTTATCTATGTCCTCTAGCTGTTTATCTAAGCTATCATGCTTGGATTTCCAGCGAGTGATATACTTTATAGCATTACCACTAAACCAATCCAAATTATTTCTTACA